GGCTTGCCTTTTATGTCGGCAATTAGATAGGCAGAGCTCCACCAAATGCGGTATTTATCAATTGTTTTGGTTTGGTTTGTCATAGTGTTTGATCCTTTGTGTTGGGTGTTAGGCGGCATCATTGAGGATTGACTTGCAGAAATAGTCACCCTCTTGTTTATCCCACGCATCGTTAATCAATTCGATTAAACCCTTGGATTGCGGGGCGCGTATAATAAGCCCGCCGCGCTTGCGCTTGGATTGCACTATCAAGCTTAGCGTGCCGTTTGATTCTTTCATAGTGCAGGCGGTGTAGTGTATGCCGTCATAGATAAGTTCTGTTAACATGGTGTGTTCTCCTTTGTGTTGGTGTTAGGCGGCCTACCTGGCCTGGGGTTGTTAATTAAAGCTTTGTGTATAGGCCTGTTGCCTTGGTGAATAATTCTTGCAACTGGCTGGAATAAATCCCCTTTGCCTCTTTCTTTTTTTCTAATCCCTTGGCCATCGAAAGGCGGCTAAAGATCATGTTGTAGAGGTCTGTACCCAAATCTAAGATTATCTCGACATGATTGCAGCTAGTGCTGTTTCTTCCGATTCTAAAGGATAAAGAATTGTTGCCTTCTACAAAGTTTTTTGCGCCTGTCATGGCAACAAATCTATTGCCGCCTAGCTGCTCTAAGATTGCTTTACTGATTGTGTTCATGGTGTGTTCTCCGATTGTTGCCAGCATCGTTGCTGATATGTTTAGAATATAGGGTTTTTGTGTTTTGTCAATACAAAAAAGACGATTCTTGAAAAAAAAAATAAATGGGGTAAAATAGGACGTTGCAACACAAAAAAGGGGTTTGCCGTGACTGAAAAAAGACCTTTTGGAAGGCCAACAAAGTACAAAGAGGAGTTTTGCGAACAGGTCATCGAACTTGGCAAGCAAGGTTATTCCAAGGCAATGATTGCCGCGACGTTAGATATTTCAAGAGAAACTTTGGACGAATGGATTGATTCTAAACAAGACTTTTCTGACGCAATGAAAATAGCCATCACTCAAAGTCAATTTTGGTGGGAAAAAACAGCGCAAGAGAACTTGAAAAATAATCAATTTAATTCACCGCTTTGGTCTAAGTCTATGCCCGCGCGTTTTCCTAAGGATTACTCTGACAGAAGCAAGGTTGAACTTACAGGAGCCAATGGTGGCGCCGTTGAAGTCATAACGAAGATTGAGCGCGTTATTATCAGTGAAAAAAACACTTCAGATTCAAACACCTAGGTGGGCTTTGCCTCTGCTGCATGATGCGCGCTACAAAGGCGCATTCGGCGGGCGGGGTTGCGTTCACCCTGACACGCCGATTGACGTGCCTGGCGGCCAAATAGCCATTAAAGACTTTAAAGGCGGCCTTGTGTGGTCATGGAAATACGGGCAAAAGGTTATGGCCTTTGCAACGCCCGCAAGCCGATTCACTGTTGAACAGTTGTATGAAGTTGGGTTTGATGATGGCCGTTCGATAGTTGTGACTGACCAGCACAAATTCTTAACTAGCCGCGGTTGGCAAGAGTTGCGTCATCTCTGCGCCTCTGATGCCGTTGTTTCGCTGCCTCAGCAATCCTCCGCTTGCCGTCCTCTGACCACTTCGGGCAACGGCCAGCAAGAGTCACCCGCAAGTGTTCTGCATTCGACGCAAACACCCGCAAGTTGTTTGGATGATTGTTTTGGATATTACGGTCAATATGATCAACCACTTCAGTCGGCAGCAAGTATCGGCCTAGCGTTTGTTCCATCACAAGACGATGCACAGCAACATAACTCCCGTGTTTTGTGCCATGCGGATGTTGGGGGCAGCGCAAGTATTGATAGCCCTTTGCAAGCTTTAAGCCGCCCTTCCAGCCCGTCCGCTCCTCACGGCGTGGGGGTTCTATGTTATGCAGGCGGGGGAAGTTATAGCGGCGAAATATCTTCTGCACGGCCTTCGGTGTCTTACCAATCTTATCGGCAATTTCACCAGAAAAATAACCATCCGCTGCAAGAGCAGCAACAAGTAAGACCTCGCTTGGGTTGCGACAACCAGTTAAGTTTGGCGAAAAGCCTTCAAACGCTTTTTGGCAAGCAAGGCGATAGCGTTGGCGATATTCCATTGGATTCTCCTTCTGTTGGATGCTTCACTTTAACAAGCATTGCTTACGTCCGCAAGCACAGCCGCCAACATTATTGGGACTTGCACGTTTTCGGCACAAACAACTATCTATCAAACGGGATTGTTAACCATAACTCTGGAAAATCGCATCTATTCGCCGAAATGTTGATAGAGAAGCACATCATGAATCCATCCCATCGTAGTGTTTGCGTTAGGGAAGTGCAAAAGTCATTGTCACAATCTGTTAAGCGTTTGCTTGAGATAAAGATAGAGCAGCTTGGCGTTGCGTCTTACTTTGAGGTGCAAGAGGCCGTCATCAAGTCCAGGAAGGGCGATGGACTAATAATCTTCCAAGGGATGCAGAATCACACCGCGGACTCCATCAAGTCTCTAGAGGGCTATGATTTGGCGTGGGTGGAAGAGGCGCAATCGTTAAGCCAGCGTAGCCTTGACCTGCTGAGGCCAACAATCCGTAAGCCTGGTAGCGAGTTATGGTTTACATGGAACCCAAACCACCGCGACGATCCCGTCGATGCGTTGTTGCGTGGGGAAAAAGCGCCGCCCAACGCTGCTGTTGTTGAAGTCAACTATAAGGATAACCCGTGGTTCCCCGCCGTGCTAAAGGCCGAGATGGAATATGACAGGGGGCGCGATGCTGATAAATACAATCACGTGTGGCTTGGTGGATATAGCCAAAATTCAGAGGCGCGCGTGTTTAAGAATTGGACTATAGAAGAGTTTGAGACGCCCGCCGATGCCGTGCATAGATTCGGGGCGGACTGGGGCTTTGCAATAGACCCAACAGTGCTGATACGTTGTCACATCGTTGGCCGCAAGCTGTACATCGACTATGAGGCCTATCAGGTTGGCTGCGAAATCATGGATACGCCTAGTCTGTTTTTGTCTGTACCAGAGTCTGAAAAATGGCCGATTATCGCTGATAGCGCTAGGCCAGAAACAATTAGCCATATGCGCAAGAATGGATTCCCGAAAATCATGCCAGCAGTCAAAGGTAAGGACTCGCTGAAGGAAGGGATAGAGTTCTTAAAGACTTACGATATTGTTGTCCACCCACGATGCACGCACACTATTGACGAATTGAACATGTATTGCTATAAGACAGACCCATTGACGGGGATTGTATTGCCAGTACTAGAAGACGAACATAACCACGTTATTGACGCTATTCGATATGCGTGCGAAGCTACAAGGCGGATAGCAAAGCAAGCAAATGTAGAATTTGTTCCGCCTGGCCATTATTCAACCAATTTACATAGAAGGTTTTAAGGGTGGCGTTAGATAAAATTGTTAAGTCTATGCTTGATGACTTTAAGATGTCATCCGATGCTGAATCCGACAATAGAACCCGCGCCCTATTTGTTTTAGACTTTATTAGACCTGGTGCAGACCAATTTAGCTCTGACCAAGTAAAGGCGAGGGGGAATCGCCCGTCGTACAGCTTTAACCAGCTTCCTAAGTTTGGGCGACAGGTCATTAACGACCAATGGCAGAATTTGCCACAGATAAAGTACATTCCGACGACCGATGACGATGTTGAGAAGGCCGAACTGTTGGAGGATATGGTTCGTGAGGTGCAGTCACAGGGTTGCGCTCAAACTGCATACAAGCTCGCCATTGCCAGCCAGGTGAACATTGGATGGGCTTACTTTGCGTTTTGCACCGATTATGATAGCGACGAAAGCAACGACCAGAATATCTACATCCGCCAGATACCCAACACGTTTCAGGTTTATGATGATCCCGCGTGTCGTGAGCAAGACCGCAGCGACAGGCGTTTCTTGATTGAGATTGAGGACATTCCCCGTTCAGAGTTTAACGAAAGATACGAACGCAGCTACACTGAAAGCGAATTGAAGTCTATCGGCGATGATTATCCAGCTTGGGCTGAAATGGGCAAAGACCTTGTGCGGGTTGGGCATTATTGGCGCAAAGAATACGACAAGCAAACAGTGTGGTTTAATAAAGAAACTGGCAAAAAAGCAACAGAAAAGCCAAAAGACATTAAAAACTACAACGAGAGGGTAATCAAAAAACCCCGCGTGATGTACTACAAATGCACTGCAAGAGAAAAAATAGAAGAACGCAAATGGTATGGTAAACACATTCCGTTTTGTTTTGTTGAAGGCAACAAGACTATTGTAAACGGCAAGACATACTACACTGGCCTTTATGAGGACATGATTTCGACGCAAATCCTTTATAATTACGCCACCAATACTGCTATTGAGCTTGCTGAATCCGCCCCGATTGCCCCGTTTACTGGCGATATCCGCGCCTTTAAGGGGCTTGAACAGTACTATGACACGGTAAACCAAAAGAACCACTCATATTTGCCGCACAACGCTATTGACGAAAGTGGCAACCCGATTAACGAGCCTAAACGAGCGCAAAATAGTGCGGATTTGTCGTCTGCTGTGGCTTTGATTCAGATGGCCGAGCAGAATTTTTATGGTACTAGCGGCATTTATCCCGCCTCACTTGGTCAGCAAAGCAACGAAAAGTCGGGCAAGGCCATTATGGCGCGCCAGCGTGAGGGAGACGTTTCTACATCGAATTACTCCGATATGTTTCGCCGAGCGCTAATTTATGGTGGAACCATTTATGAGGACTTAAGAAAATATATTTTGGATGGTAGCCGTGAAGTTAAGGCGCGGAGTGAAGACAATAAAACGCGGGTAGTAAAAATCAATCAACGGTACCAAGACCCAAAAACTGGCAAAACTGTTGAGTATGACATGACTAAGGGGGACATGGGCGTTTCAATTACAACTGGCGCAAGCTACACAACCAAGCGTGAGGAATCGCGGGAATCACAGATTCAGTTGTTCCAAGCTGCACCACAGGCGATGCTGCCAGCCTTGCCAATGATTGTACGCAGTATGGATTGGCCAAATGCCGACAAGACTGCTGATGCGATTGAGAGAGGCTTGCCGCCCGAATTGCGCGACCCCGAACGTCAAGCCGAACAAATGCAGGGTGTACCACCAGCTGTGCAGGCACAGTTGCAACAGGCTCAACAGATTATCCAGCAATTAGGTCAGGCTTTGCAGGAAGCTGAACAAGCTGCCAGCGACAAGCAGGCTGAGGCGCAAGTGAAAATTGGTGAGTTACAAATCAAAGCTCAATCCGCTCAAACACAGGCAGAAAAGAACCAGGCCGATATGGAGCTTAAAGCAGCTGAATTGCAGTTAGAGCGGGAGAAGTTCACAGTTAGTTCTGCCCTTGAGGCGCAACGCCTTGAGCTGGATAAGATTAAGCTACTTACCGAGCAGCAACGCCAACCAGAGGCAAAACAAATGGCTGGCATGGACGAGGATGCGCTTATGGCTGGATTGGGTGAAAACGCCTTGCGAGGTTACGAGATGGATAAACAGGCCAAAATGGAGCGAGAGCGCATGGAAGCGGAGATGGAAGCCGAAAAAGAGTTTGAAGAAAAACAAAACGCCGAAATGCAAAAGCAAAACATGAATGCAATGATTGAGATGCTTTTACAAATGCGTAGCAATTTTGAACAATTATCAGCGGATATTCGTGCGCCAAAAGTGATTGACGTCAAAAGGAATCCTCAAACAGGGCTTATTGAACAAGCCATAGCGAAAGTGCAATAGATGACTGTTAATTCCTTTGTGCAAGTTCCACCAGATTCAACTGGCAAGCAGATTGCAACTAATGTTGTTGGTGGCAAAGAATTCCAAGCTATAAATTTAGCTGACGACGCTGGGAATAGCTTAATTCAAGCAGACGGGGCAACAGGGTTAAATACTGGCCTTGCGGTTGGTGGTGAAACGGCTGGTGGGGTATTTAAAGTATTAGAGGTAAATGCAAGCGGACATTTAAACATAAGCGATGGTGGTGGTTCTATTACTGTAGATAGTCCTACGTTGGCCAGTGAAACAACATTAGCTAATGTATTAAAAACAACAGATTTTAATAGCCGCATACCA